TGAATTGATTTGCAGGTGACAGAAACATCAAAATGACGGCCGACTGCAAAAACAGCTTCACGTGAGGCGGATCGTGACGTAATGTAATGATACCGCATCAAATTAGCGATTTTTTTACTAGAACGGTAAAATGTTAATCGGAAAAAGATTGGGCAGTGATATGAATATCATTGTTAATGAAGCGCACCTCCGTCAGCGATCTTGGTGTTTTGGTCACAGTGAGAGTGTCGTGTACGCACCTCTCCTGAGATTCGGCGAGGCCGGTCGTCTGATCGGTTATCGCCACGCCAATGAAAACAGCTGGGCCATCCTCGATGACCGCGTTGCTTTGCTCGATGAGACGGGTCTCCCGAGCACGATCTTTGACCGGAGTTCGGTCGGGATGGATGGGCGTCTTCGGCTCGAGGGTCAGCATAGGGACGGGGCCATCACGCATTTCCTCCGGGAGGTCGATTTTGGTGATGGTCCGGCGCCCTATTCGCCGCAGGTTAAGCTCATTCAGAAGCGACCTATCGGTCAGCGGCGCAATTTGGTCGTGCTGCGTGCGAACGAGCAGTCACTGCATCCCACTTGGCTGCGTGACATACAGGATCACGATCGGTCGTGGGATCTCTGCATTTCCTATTATGGCAAGCCCGAGACATTCCCGCCGGAGGATTTTGCCGAATTTGCCTGCCTGCAGCACAGGCAGCGCAAGTTCACGGCGCTTAAGAGCCTGATGCATAGAGGCAGCATCCTCTGGCACTATGACTATATCATGTTCCCGGATGATGATCTGCAGATGAAGTGGAGTGACCCCAATATCCTCTTCAATATCTGCAGCGAGTATGAGTTGCAGCTCGCTCAGCCGTCACTCGATCCGGATAGTGTGATCAATTATGAAAACAGCAAACAGAAGACAGACTTCCTGCTTCGTTTTGTAACCATGGTCGAGTTGATGGCGCCCATTTTCTCCAATCAGGCACTCAGGAGCTGCATTCACACCTTCGATCTCAATCAGAGCAGCTACGGTATCGATTACGCCTGGACCAAACTGGTTGAGGGGCCGTTAACCAAGATTGCCGTCATCGACCGGGTCGCTGTCATGCACACGAGACCCACCGGCAACAACTATGACTTGAAAGAGGCCATTGATGAAGGCTACGAGACCTCCGACAAATTCGGCTTTCTCGATCAATATACGATGCGCGAACTGGGCGGAATCCTCGCTCACAAAGTCATCGATCCCGACAAGGTCGAGCCAGACGAAGAACTGAGCCTGGAGAAATTCGACCAGCCTGCATCCGACAGCAAACTGCCGGTCTAGCGCCTGCGGGTTTAATGCAGCGTCAGCAGCTTCGGTGACCCACCTTTATCGTGATGCAATTCATTGATGGTCAGCAACCTGAGCTAAATCCGCACCGTCAGGGCCGCGCTGAGCTTCTCGATCATCTGGCCAATGGCGGCCAGCTGCGCCTCCATCGCCGGCAGCCGGTCCACTTTCTGCGTGATCCTGGCGAACTCGGTGCGGGTTTCCGCCTTGAATTCGTTCAGCGTCGCGGCCAGACGCTGCTCCACCGCCGCCAGTTCCGGCTTGGTGGCGCTTCCGTCCCGCAGCTGATTGACCTGCTGCTGCAAGGAGAGGATTCCGGCGTGCAGCGATGTCGCCAGCTCCTGCCGGGACTTGGATTCCTGCCCCTGAAGCTTGTCCAGGCCGCGTTCGGCGATTGATTCGAGCGTCTCTATGTCACGTTTGGTTTCTGTCCGCAGCCGCCCGCTCTGCCCCACAAGCCAAGCCAGTGCCGATGCGTAAAGGGCAAAGATCGTGACAGTGACGGTCACGACCCCGACCCAGTCATTGGCGCTCATAGCATTCTCCGTTCCGTGCGCGATCATGCAGGGCTGCTACTGAGAGGCACGCCATAGCTCGTGGCCTGGACGGGAAAATCGATCGCCCAGGCTTGGCCGAGGTCGCCCGCCATGTTCCAGCCGGCCGGCCAGGCAAGGGTAGAGAAGTTATCGGTCACCGCATCACCGCGTCCGATCTGCGTCGAGCCATAGGGGTAGAAGACTTGGCACTCGGCCGCAGGGCTAGCGGGTGCGCTTGCGAGGGTCACGAGCAGATGCGTGGCGTCGACACGGCTCGCGACGGTCGCGGTGATGATGGGACCGGGCGAGGCGACCGAGCCGCCATCCATCACAGCCCATCCGGCGCCGTTGGCCGCTTGCAGTGGCACCAGAAGGTCGGTGCCCTGGTCGTGCGTCAGCGTTATCAGGATCTCGGTACCGCTCTGCTGATAGGCATGAGCGATCGAGGGCCCTGCCAGCGGCATGCCCGCGGGGATCGCCGTCAGCGTATCGCCGAAGCTCGCCGCCATGGCCGCGCGTGCCGCGACATGGGCGCCCCGCAACCCGAAGGCAACCTCGTCCGTCTCGTCCCGATGCTCCGGATCGCCGCCCGTCCAGGTGCCGTTTGTCGCGTTGTAGGTCGCGCTCAGCGGAATGCTGTCCGCTGTCTGCGCCACGAAGATGCTGAGATTTTGGGCTGCGTTCGCTGCGATGTCGGCGATGCTCTCGCGCACCATCTGCACGCCGGAATCCGTCTCGTACGGTATCGCATTCCACATCAGCAGGGGTAGTTGCGCCGCCGTGCGGCCGAGCATGCCACGCGTCCGCGCGGCCAGCTGTTCCACCGTGCCGGTATAGAGCGCCTTCTGTGAATAGGGCGCAGTACTGTCCTGCTCTGTCCAAGGCCAGACCATGGCGGCAATGTCTGTGAGGTCCTCCGCGGTCGGGATGGCGGAGGCGCCGGTGAGATAGGCCTCCGTCGCCAGCCCGTCGGGACCGAGCGCCCAGGTCGACGGGTCCGAACCATCGCCGGGATTGGTGAGGAATGTCCCATTCCCCGCCCCAGGGGGAAATAGAGGCGCGGTCGAGTTTGAAATGGGGTGACCGTTCACCTGCGTGTAGCGCGCGGGGCTCAGATAGGTGCCCGAGGGCTGGAAAACGATGTTCCCGGCGAGCGCGCCCAAATACCAGGCGAGCCCGTTCGCCATCAGCTGCGCGCCGCCCGAGGCGACGAAATAGCCTGAATTCGACTGGCCCATGATGAGCAGGGATACACCGCGGCGGGGCCCCAGCACCCAGCGGCCGCCGCAGGCGATGAGCGTCGCCATGTCGGCGGAACCGAGTGCCGTTTCCCAGGTCGCCATCTCGTGGAACCACAGCTGCGCGGCACCCTGTAGAGCCATCTCGTGCATCAGCACGACCTGTCCTGTGACGCCGGCTGGCAGCGGGTTGGCGACGGCACGCGCGACCTGCACGCCGTCCAGCCAGGCATCCACACCGATACCGGGCGTGTTGCGCAGGATGAGAGCGTGGGTGTGACGACGTGTCATCGACGAGGATAGGACAACAGACGCGCTGGTGGGGAACAGCGTCAGCGTATCGCCCGTCGTCGAGAGGGAGACGACCACGGTGCCATTCAAACAGATTAGCGAGACGGGATTGGCGTTGACGTAGTAGGTGCCTTGGCGAAGGTTTGGCCGGCTCCAGACCAGCATCCGCGTCCAGGCGGCATCGGGTGCGAGCGACAGGCTTGGCAGTTGCAGCCCGGTATCGGGGTCCAGCGTCGGCGCGTACGTCGGCGCTGCGCTGTTTGTCGATTGGGCAATCGGAGCACCGAGCCCACCCAGCAGAGCGTTCAGCCGTGGCGTGGCGATGAGCGACGCCGGCGTCACGCTGCTGCCGGTGTAATAGTGATACGGCGTCATCGCCTGGCTGTGGCCGGATTGATCGGTGAGGGTAGTCACGACCGAATTCCAGGCATCGGCTGTTCCCGCGTCCCACCAGCCGGAGAGGCCGGTGATCGCGGCGGGCGTCGGACCCGAGAAGGTTGTCGGCGGCGCCATCGTGGTGCCGCTGCTGGTGCCGAGCGTAGTGAGCAGCGGCACGCCGGCCGAGACCAGCAGCGGTGTGTTCGGGGCGGCGAATAGCATCAGCTTACCGCCACGCTGGCGGACACCGCAGTGACAGCCCCACTCGTTGTCTCCACCCAGCCGTAATATGTTCCGGCCGCAGAGGGCGCGGTCAGGTACGCGCCGAAGAGCGCGTCGCCGTTGGACTCGCTGTTGACGTAGATCCCCGCGGTCCAGCTGGTTGGCGGAACAGTCGAAGAGGTCGACCAGCCGAACTGGGTGCTGGCCGTCGTGCTGCCGGGTGCGAGAAGGGCATTGACGCCGATGTTGGTCTGGCCGGCCGTGTACGGGCCAGCCGGCGCTGTCTGAAAGCTCAGCGTGGTTGTGCCCCCGGTGCTTCCGCCGCCCGTGCTTCCACCGCCGCTTGTCCCGCCGCCACTCGCACCGCCGCCGCCCGAACTGCCGCCGCTTGAGCTACCCCCGCCGCTACTGCCACCGGAACCGGCGGCCGACGTCGTGGTGACGAGCACGCTGGTGCCGCCATCGAGATTGACCAGGAATTTTTCGTTGATGCCCTGGTAGCGGATTTGCACATCGGCCTGAACATAGCCGAGCGCCAGCCGTGACTGCGGATTGTTTACGGTATCGCACAGAACGGCGAAGGGCGTCGATCCATTCGTGCTCCCGAGCAACCCCTGGCTCAGCAGTCCGGAGAGGAAACTCATCAGCGTGCTCCTGATGTTGCGGAGCAGCGTGGCATTGATGACCTGCCCGACGTAGATGCCCATGCCGGCGGCGAGCGTAGCGGCGATATAGTTTGTGAGCCGCGTGTAGTTGTCCCCGTTGATGGCGGGGTTGCTGCTGCTGTTGTGGCCGAGCCGCAGGGTCCAGATCGCCTGGCCGCCGGCGCCCGGATTGGTGATGACATCAATCCCGGCCTCGAACAGCGCCGCGAGTTCGGCGGCGCTGTAGGCGCGGGTGATGCCTGAACCCGGCACCCCGGCCGTCTGACTGCCGGCAATGGCCGAGATTGGCTTGTTGAGGCCGGATTGTTCGGGCGACAAGTTGGCGAGCCGGCCGGCGGCGAAGGCCTGCGGGCTTGCGAGCCGCTGCATTCCGTTCGTCGCGTCCCACCACCAGATCCAGTCGCCAAACAGGAGCTTCACCGCCGGACTGTTGATCCCGGCCGATGCCTGGATGGTGATCGCATTCGCGATGGTGTCACCCGCGGGTCCCGCGAGCATGGCATAGAAGCCCTCGGAGGCGGCGAAACCCTCTATGGTGGACCATTGGCTGGGGTCCGTGCTGTCGCAGAGATCAAGGATCGAGCAGCCCTGCCCGCTCAGCGTGTACATGCCGCTGTAGGGCGTGGTGTCGCTGCCCGTAAGCGTGGCGGCGGTGACGCCGGCGGCGCCGTCAAGGCCGCCGGTCAGCGTGTAGGTTGCGGCGACCGGCGTTGACGCTCCGCCGCTCGCACTGGCGGTCACGAAGACCGAGGCCCGGGCAGAGATCTGGCCGGCTCCGGTATTGATGGCGGCTACGAGGGCGGTCCAGAACGCGGCTCCGGTGCCGACGATGTTATCGAAGCGTTCGGGGAGCAGGCCGGGGATGCCGACGGTCGCGGCCCAGCTTCCCGCCTTGCTCCCGGCGCCGAGGGTGACGGTGATTTGGTCGCCCAGGCTGCCGGGATAGCGCGCCGTGAAGGCTACGCAGCCGGGCTGGCCGGGGCCGGTGGCGGGCGTCTGGGTGCCGTCCGCCGCGCGGACGCAGACGAAGGCGGCGGCGCCCTGTTGAACGGCGATCGCCACATGGGTGCCCATGTCAAAGAGGCGGTGCATGACCGGCCCGAAGGCCGCGGCATACTCGGCCATGGTGCCAAGCGTCAGCGGAATGCCCACCGGTCCCCAGCTTGCGGATCCGACGAAGCCGATAACGTTGGTTGGAACGCCGTTGAGCAAGGTGGCGCTCGGCGGCACGAGTTGGACATAGAGATCCGGCACGACCAGGGCGGTCGTGTTCAGGGCGCCTTGCTGCGTGATCATGGGTTGGGGAACTCGTCTTGCGAGGGGTGTCACCACGGGAATGCCGCGTGTGAATATCGGGGCTGCCGCCTTAAGTGCACGGGCGCACCGGCTCAGCGGCGGAACCTTTGGCGAATGAACGTCGCCGCGTCGGCAAGGTCATCCTGACCGAAGCAAGAGACGTCGGGCGGGTTAGGAAATTATGAAACCGTAATGGCAGCGCTCACCGCGGCGGCGGCGGCCCCGATGGCCTGTGCCCAGCAGTAGTAGGTTCCCGCCGTGGCCGGCGCTGTGACATAGGCGCCCCAGAAGGTGTCGCCGCTGCTCTCGGTGTTGACCAGGATCCCTGCCGTCCAGGCGGTCGGCGCGACGGTCGGGGAGGTGGAGAAGCCGAACTGGAGGCCACTTGCGGCAGTTCCGGGATCCAGGGTGGCATTCACCCCGACATTGGCCTGGCCAACGGTATAGCTGCCCGATGGGGCCGTCACGAATGTCACTGTCACCGTTCCGGATGTCGTGGATGTTCCGCCGGAGGTGACGCTCGACCCGCCGGAGGTCACCGTCGAGCCGCCGGAGGTGACGCTCGACCCGCCGGAGGTCACCGTCGAGCCACCGGACGTGACGGTCGAGCCACCGGACGTCGTGCCGGATGTTGCGGAGACCGAAACCTGCGTCCCGGCCCAGAACACCACATTGCCGCCGGAATAGGTCACCGCCACCAGCCGCGCCGCCATCATCGTTGGCAGACCCGGCACGCCCGAGCCCACGGTGATGCCGGTTCCCATTGTCACCACACCGCTTGAGAGGTTCAGGACCTCGCAGGCGAACCCGGATCCCATGTTCGCGAAATTGGCGGAGAGCGTCAGCGGCTGACTGCACACCAGGATCGCATCGTTATGCGCCGTCGCGTCCAGGACGGTGTTGGTCGTGAGCTCCACCACGCGCTGCGTTGCGATCGGCAACTTGTCTTCGATATAGCTCCAGACGGCGGCCATTGTCTGCCGCACCAGGGACGAGCCGCCCTGGTCCACCGCCAGCGAATCCGTGTCCGTGGCGATGGCCGCGGGTTGGAGTTGATCCACCGTCTCGCCATCCAGGATCGCGCTGACGGAGCCCACCGAGATCGTCCCGGAGGTGAGCACGAGCCCGGTCCCGATGGTCACGGTCTCGGGACCGCCGGCGCCGGTGGACACGCGGCCCAGGAGGGTGCCCGTGGGCGTGACGATGGCCGGTTGCTGGCCCGCGAGCAGGGTTCCGAGCGTTACCGCGTTGGTGCCATTGCCCTGATCGATGGGCAGCGTATCGGTGGCGGACAGCGGCCCCGCCACGGGCAGATCGGCGATGGTGGGCATGACAGAAACCCTTCAGGGCTCACCGAGAGCCCGCAATTGGAGCGGTCGCGCATCGAGGGGTCAGGCGATCGCCACCCAGCCCGTGGCACCGGTTCCGGTCTGCTTGATCCAGAAGACGCTGCCTGCGCCGCCCGCGAGGTTGCGGTAATCGGAGCCCGGTGGCGCTGTCACCACGCCTTGTGGCGTTCCGCTGCCGACCATCGTGGTGCAGCCGGTGGCTTGGCTATCGTTGACCCATCGCACGGCGCCCCCGCCTGCGGGATGGATACGCACGTCCCCGCTGAGATTGGTCAGCGTGATGCTGCCGTCGCTTCTGGGCTGCACGTAATCCGTCTGCTGATAGCGGCTCGCGTACCACCCGGCGTTCAGCCCAACCCACTCGATTTCCGAATTGGCGGGTGTTGTGATGGTGACGCCCGAACCGGTCGTCTGCGGAGGGTTGGTCCCGGCCACGGCCCATTGCACCGGCACCGAGCAGAAGACCCGTAGGCGGCGGTTGGCAGGCACGGGGATACCGATGAAAGCGGTTGCCGTGGCCCCGGATCCGCCTCCGCCGCTCAGCGTCACGCTCGGCACGGAGGTGTAGCCCGACCCGAGGGACACCATGCGGAAGCCGATGACCGCGCCATTCGTGATAAAGGCGGTCGCGGTCGCGCCAGACCCGCCGCCGCCGCTGAAACTGACCGTCGGAGCGCTGGTATACCCGCTGCCGCCGGCGCCGAGCGCCAAGAAGGTGACGTAATCGTCGTAGTTGTTCGCATTGAGCGATCGCAGGCTCTGCACGGCCTGGGACGTGCCCTGGATGGATATGCCATCGATCACGTCCGGATAGATGAGGCTGGTCAACCCGGAGAAGTTTCCGTTTCCTGGAATATAGGGATTGCTGAAGAACACGCTGGGCGAGCCGTTGAGCAGATTGTCGGCGATTGTCACGGTGTTTGTCAGCGGCAGCAGGCAGAGACTGATGTCGCCTCCGGGTGCCGTGATGAAGTTGTTTCGTACGACTTGTACTTTCTGCGGTCCGTCGATGAGGAGAATGCCGCCTCCGCCCAACGGCATGTCGATCGTGTTCTCGGTGATCGAAACCTCAACAGAGGGAACCCCGATCGGTGCTCCGCTGGCGTTCGTTTCGTTGTTGTATATGACCATTGCATAATAGCTGGTATTGGCAATGGAGTTGCCGGTGATCCGCGGTTCCTGGGCCCCGCCGGCATTGATGCCAATGCGCGATGTGGTCACCGTATTGCCGGATATCGTAGTGAAATTCGCGGCTCCGGCGTCGATTCCGAAACCCTGGTGGTTTGACACAATATTGCTCGTAATCGAGCTCACCCACGAATTCGAGAGGATTCCGCCATTGTTCGGGTTCGAGCCCCCGTTGTTGTAGACGACATTGCCGTGGACGAGAATGTTATAGCCCTGTGACACGATTCCGTACTCGGTATTGTCGTGACAGATATTACTCGCAACAAGGCAGATCGTTGCATCAGAAGTTGTATTCGTGATGCTTGCGGGTGCGGCGTATGAAGTTGCGTAGTCTCCAACCACGATGCCGATTTCATTGTTCCAGCATTGGTTGCCGACGATCGTCGTGAGCCTTGTCTTGATGACATGGGCTGGGTCTATGTAGTCGACATAGATACCGGCGACGGTGTTGTCATGCAGATGGCAGGCGCTTACGGTCAATCCGTCCGCGGCGACGCAGCTGATGCCATTCGAGTTTCCATAGGCTTCGCACCCGATCACGGCATGCCGGGAAAAAACCGGATCCGAGGTGCTGAACACGAGCCCGTCACCAGAGACCGCATTGGTGAAGGCACAGCGCTCGAAGGTGGAGCGGACGCAGCTCGCGGCGATGGTGACGCCGTTGCAGGTGCTCGTCAGGCTGGTGTTGGCGTCGAAGATGATGCCCTCGACATGGACAAGCGAAGCTGTCAGCGTGATCCAGCTGGAGCCGCTGCTCTGCGCGAGACGCCGCAGGGTCGTCTGCCCCGGGACGCCGATGAGCGTGAGGCATGTCGCGCTGCTCAGGGAAAGTGGGCCGTTGATGGCATAGGTCTTCGGACCCAGCCGGATCGGCAACCCCGCGGCGATCGCTGCCTGGAAGGCGGCACTGTCATTTGTGGTGCCATTGCCAGCGGCGCCGAAGTCCTCAACCGAAACCGAGTCGCCCAGCAACGCCGCGAAGGTTCGCGATGTGGTGGCGCCACTCGCCATGGCATGCAGCGGTGAGGCATCAAACCCCGGCAGTGTCGCCAGGCTGGACAGGAAGGTGCTGTAAGACACGGCATTCGCCGTACCGCCTTGCGAGAGCGGCACAAGGTCTGTCGCCGCCGGAGCCGTCCCGGATCGCAGGCCGGTGATCACGAAGGGGGCTGGCGCCGAAATCGTCCCGTTGGCAAGTGTGAGGTTGCTGCCCACCGTGATCGATAGCGGAGCGCTGGCGGCACCGGTGCTGTTGCCGAGCAGAGCTCCCGGCGGCACGAAGATCGCCGGCTGCAAGCCCGCAAGAAGCTGAGCGCGCGTGACCTTGCGGGTGTCTCCGCTTTGAGACGTCGCGATCTCGTCGGTGTCGGAGCTGGCAATCGCCGCCTGCAACTGATCGATCGTGGGCATACGGTCAGCTTTCGATGAAGATGGGATTGCCGGATTGGTCGACGATTGTGGCGCCGGTGTTCGTCACGAGTTCGGTGCCGACCGGCGGCTCTGTTGACAGTGACAGGCACGGCAGCATCACCGTGCGCTGAAAACTCCGCCCGGCGAGGGTGCCGATCGCGAGCGTGACACCATAGGTGGTACCGCTTTGCCCGGCGCTCAGCCACAGAATCGCCTGATGGCCATTGCTGGTGCTGGAGGCGAGGGTCAGGTCGCCCGCCGCTGCGGGGCTGATGGTGACGTTGAGGAAGGCAATGCTGTCGCCGTCATCACCCCATACTGCGGGGGAAATATCGTACACATAATCCAGCACGTCGGCTGGGTCTTTCGTCGGCCAGGCGGCCGTGCTGCCGGGGGGCGGTACCGGGCAGGCCCCGCGTGCCCGTGGCATGAAGCCGCTGATGGTCAGCGTCCGGGCCGCGCTCGGTTTCCAGGAATGGACGGCAGGGGTGACGGAGGCGGACATGTCAATACTCCAGCACGACGAGGCCGCCGGCACCCGTTCCGCCGTCGGCATTGCCGCCGCTATTGTAGACGCCGCCGCCGCCGGAGCCTGGAGCCTGGCCGTTGATGGAACTACTGGTGTTGCCGCTGGTAGCGGTAGACGCGCGGCCGCCGCCGCCCATCATGCTGACGCCGCCATTGCCGCCGATGACCGTCGTGCCGTTTTGTCCGTCCGAGCCGCAACCGCCTGAGCCCGCAAGCTCACCGCCGCTGCCCTGGCCGCCCGCGCCGCCATAGGTTGATTGAGCATTCAAGAACTGGCCGCCGAAGCCGCCATTCGCACTGCAGAAGGCGCCAAATGTGGAAGGGCCGCCATTGCCGCCGGAAGCGTCGGCACCGCCGCCGGCCCCTCCTGCACCGACAGTCACAGCGATCGCGGTGCCCGGCATCACCGCGAAGGTGCCGCTGGCGAAGCCGCCAGCGCCGCCGCCGGCCGCCGCGTAGGTGCCGTTGGAGCCGCCGCCGCCGCCGCCGCCGCCAATCACGGTCGCCCGAATGAGGGTGACGCCGAGCGGCACGGTGAACGTCGTTGTCTCGGCATAGGCGACGCGGCGGGAGAAGCCGGGGGTCAGTGTAGGCAGCTTGAAGTTCACGAAGGGTGAGTCGGGATGCACGGCGATGCTGGCAGCCGTGATGGTGCTTTGTCCGTTATTGACGGTGACGAGGTAGAGGCCTGACCATCCGGTATCGATGGCCGGTGCTGTTTCGGTTCCGGTATTGGCGGCGGCCCCGGCTTTCAGCTGCAGTTGGACCCGCTCGATCCGCTGCGTGTTCTGCGCCGTGCCGGAGTTGCCCGGGCCCGAGTACGGCTGCGCGGGATTGGCTGCGTTGACATAGGGAAGTACCACCGGTCCCGCATCGGCCTCCGAAAAGGTCGCCTCCAAAAGATAAATCACGCTTTGCCCGGGTGTCGCGGGGACAGAGAGCGTGAAGCTCGTGGGCTGCAGGTTGATGCCCATCTTCACGATCTGGTCGGTCGTATCGGCGGCCAACGAGCCGTAGGCGAGAGAATCGACGGGGCCGAGCTGCGTGACGGAGCCCGCGCCGATGGTGAGGCTGAGCGACGGCGGCGATGTCGGTTGGCAGGCGAGGCCGTCCACGATCGTCGCCGTGCCGAGCACGGCCTGTGCCAAAGTACCCAGCGCCACCATGGCGCTGCGGTTCTGCGTCAGGAAATCGGTGTCGAGCGGGATTGAGGCGGGATAGACGATCTGCCGGTCCATGAGGGGATCCTAAAGGAAGGGATGCAAGTCAATCGGCGAGTGCTGTCCAGGCGATGGCCGCCGCCGGCATGCAGTTCGCGACGGTCGAGAGGATCTGCGCGTCGGTGATCTGGCCTTCGATCAGGCTGGCGTTGCCATATTGCAGGGCGCCAGTATTCCAGCCGCCCAAGGCGAGATTTGAGGTGGAGACGCCCGCGGCGAGACCGCCCCATCCGCCGCTATTGGCGATGCCGCCACCGGCCGGCCGATAAGCGGTGACGAAGCATTGAAACGGCAATGTAAGGGTTCCCCAGCCGCCCGTGGTGTTCCAGCCGAGCCCGCCGGTGCCGAAGCCCCCGGTATCGGGCGGATAGGCCGGCTCGAAGACCGTGGGCGCCCGGCCGGTGAGACTGGTAACGGCGGCGATCAATGCTGGCCTGGTCGCGGCCAAGGCTTGCAGATTGCGCCTGATGCGCGCGCTGAAGGCGGCGTCCGTCTCGCCGGTCTGGCGGCCCCAGGGAGGACCGCCGAAGTCGCGGGCGATGAGGTCGAGCCAGCCATCGGTCGCCGTCGCGATACGGGTCTGCTGGCGGACATAGGCGAGCAGGCTGTAGAGCCATGCCCATGCGCTGGAGAGGCCGCAGAGCAGCGCCGAGAGGATAGGCGCCTCATCAGGGAACCAGCCCTTGGGCAACGCGGCGAGGAGCCGCGTCCGCATGTCGCTCTGATCTCCGGTCATCGCTATTTCCTCAGCTGATTGCCAGTGATCCGATTTTGACAACGGTGGCGGGTGCCGCCGTGAGGTCGGCGGTGCTTCCTTGCAGGGTCAAGCCCGTCACGTTCGTGACCGCCGGGCTCGCGTCGTAAGCGATTTGCGCGAGGCGGGAATGGGGCAAGCTTGTGCCCACGGGCAGCGTATTGACGAAGGCGGTGATGGCGCCATTGACGGCTGCGGTGGCGATTGCGGTGTCGGCGCCTTGCGCGATGGCAAGTGTAAGTGCGATGTCGGCGGCCACAACTCTCGGACCGTTCACGGCGAAGATGGAGCCGACGGGACGCACCGCATCCACCGCGGCCTGGATTGCGGCGAGCAGGGTGGCGGGCGGCGAGCCGGATCCGTCGTCCACTGTGACCACAAATCTTCCGGGCGTGTAGTTGCTGTTGCCGTCCGTATTCTCCTGCACGGTGCAGTTTACGCCCTGCTGGATACTCGTGGCGGCGTAGCTCACCGCCTGCACGGTGGCGCGGGTGCGGCTGTTGATGAAACCCTGAAAGCGCAGACGGAAGGCGCCGTCGGTCTCGGCATCAAGGCCGCCGGTCAAGGCGAGCGCGTTGGTGACTGTGTCGATGCCAGGAAGTGCATTCGCAATGAGGCTGATGGTGCCGGGGAGGATATTGCCGCTGCTGCCGGCGACCGTGGCAGTGACCGGAACGGTGACTGATCCTACACCAAGACCAAGCAGGTAGCCGTTCTGGCTGGTGTTCCAGGCGGCGTTGGTAGTGTCGGTGACGACGGTGACCTGCATCGCACTGTCACTCGTCGTCACAGTCACGCCGGCGGGGATGAGGCCCGCCATCGTCGGCGTATAGCGACTGAAGGTCACACTGCCCTGCGCGGCGACCGCGGCAAGACGTGTCATTCCGAAATCCGAACCAAAACTATCGATATCGGAGCCGCTGCTGGTGGCAAGTCTGGTTGTCTGCAATACGAGCAGGATGAGCCACTGAAGCCAAAGCGCCAGAGAGGCATTGGCCTCGAGGATGGCGCGCAGCACGGAGCCGGTGGTGAAATCAAGCAGCTGGGCGGCGCTGCCTTGCACGGCCGCGGCGGTCTGCTCCACGAGCGTGCTGAAGTTCCGCAGAAGAAGCTGCATGATTGAGATTCCGCAATCGAGAAGATGGTGTCAGGTGACGGCATGGTTCAGGCGGTGTCCGAAGCTTGTCTACTCCGTCATGACAACGCCGACTGCCTGCGTGGTCGTGTCGGTTGCGTCGGTATAGGTGATCTGGAGGGATACGACGCTGCTCTCGGCTTGTACGTCGATGACGGGCGTCGGCGTCTGGGCGACGGCGCCCTCCAGAAAAATCTGGCTGCGTACGAGGCCTGCGATGGCGGCTGCATCCACCGGCATACCGATCATGGACGGCAAGCCCGCGCCGTAAGCGAGTTGCCATATGTAGTCACCGGCATTGGTGAGCAGTCGGCGCAGCACCCGCTGCTGCCCGAGCGCGCTGCCAGATACGGCGGCAAGATCGCCACTGACCGTGACTTCGAGGTCGCTGCCGAAGCTGTGGCTGAGATCGGACATGAGGATCACGCCTGCGGTGTGGGCAGGCCGGTGGAGCCGGGCCCGTTCTGCACATCCGGATGGACGTGCTCGTCGTAAATCGTGCGGAGGTTGCCAAGCGTGCCATGGGCGCCGCCCTGGTCGGAGATATCGCCGCTGGCGACGAGGCTGCCGGTGAGCAACACAGTGCCGGTGAGGTTCCAGACGGTCGCCTTCCCCTCGATGCTGCCGTCATTATGCAGTTTGAGGTAGGATCCGATCTGGTGGACGAGCCAAAGCTCGCCGGACGGCGCCGGTGGTGGCTGTGCGGACAGCGAGAACAATCCGCCCAGCACGATGCCATGTTCGGCGTGACCTTCCTGGGCGAGTACCACCACTTGCTGGCCGGGTGACGGCGGGGCGACCATCCCCCAGCCCGCGCCCACCCAGTTGGCCGCGATGGGCAGCCAGCCGCTCAGCACCCCTTCCGGTTGTAGAGTAACTTTCGCGCAATAGGTGGCAGGATCAACCGACTGTACCGTGCCGCAGCGGACCTGGCCGGTAGCGCCGCTCATTGCGCCCGCCTGGGCGCGGATGGAGTTGAGCCAGGCTTCCATCATGAGACTTTCCGATCGACGGATAGAGATGTGGTCATGCTTGCAACGCCGTATTCACGGCCCGTACCGTCTGAACGAAGCCATCGCGTGCGGACACGCGCCGGGTAATTTCGTCGACCGCGTAGGTCTGGTCGAATTCGCTGCTGGTGCCTTGCAGCAGCACAAGGCTGCGCGGCGCCAGGTCAAGCTCGCCCGGCA